AAGATGCCCGCCCCCGAAACCGACGCCCGCTGCACGCCCGCGCCGCCCAGCAACTCCCGCCAGCGCCCGGCGCTCTCCGCATCGGTGATATCCACCGTCTCGGCATTGAAGGCCAGCCGCTTCGACCTGAGCCCCGCCACCGTCTCGAACGCCGTGCCACTATGGACCTTCAACAGCAGATCCTTACCCTTCTGCGCCACCATGCTTCCGCCCCTTCCGCCAATGATAGGAGCGCTGTGGACGCCCCGGTCTCTTCCCTCATTCCTGTGCCCGTCACAGGAATCCAGCCGCCGCGCGTCTGCGCGGCGAGAAGACTCCCTGTCTTCAAATCTGGGGGGCACCTCACCCGGAGCCCCCTCATCCGGCCCTACCGGGCCACCTTCTCCCCGAGGGGAGAAGGGAAACGGGAGCCCACAGCGAGTCCCCTTCTCCCCTCGGGGAGAAGGTGCCCGAAGGGCGGATGAGGGGGCCACAGGCGACACCCTCTCGGTAGGAACCAACCACAAGCACCCCACCTTCCCCCACCCCACCAAACCTGCTAAGCCACCACCATTTCCAGCCCCCAAAACCCTTTCAGCACCAATGCCCAAACTCCCGCTCCGCTCGGCGCAGACGATCGCCGTCCTTGCCGTCACTCAACTGATCGGCTGGGGCACGACCTTCGACATGCTCGGCGTCATGGGCCGCGTCATCGCGCCCGATCTTGATATCGCCAACGAGATCGCCTTTGCCGGCCTCACCCTGATGATGGTCGTCAGCGCGCTCGCGGGTCCGGCGACCGGCCGCTTTCTGGCGCGCCATGGTGCGGCCCGTGTGCTCGCCGCTTCGTCGGTCAGCTTCGCCATCGGCCTATTGCTGCTCGCCGCCGCAAACGGCATCGTTGTCTATGCCGCCGCCTGGGCCGTCATCGGCCTTGCCGGCGCGCTCGGCCTATCGGCGCCCGCCTATACCGCCGTCGTCGAGCGCGAGGGGCTGAACGGCAAGCGCATCATCGCCATCCTCATGCTGTTCACCGGCCTCTCGGCCACGATCTTCTGGCCGATCCTGACGGAGCTGACGCATGCCTATGGCTGGCGCATCACCTTCGCCATCTCGGCGGCGCTCCATATTCTGATCTGCCTGCCGCTGCATCTCTTCGCCCTGCCGAAGCCCGCAGCAGAGCATACGCAGGGTGCCGCCGCGCAGACGCCGCCGATCCGTCTCACCGAAGAGCAGCGCCGCAAGGCCTTCCTGCTGCTCGCCATCTCCACGACGCTCTGCACCTTCATCAGCTTCGGCCTGTCGCCGTCGCTAATCGAGGTCTTCCATCAGGCCGGCGCCTCTCCGGCGCTCGCCCTGCAGCTCGGCTCGGCGCGTGGCGTCATCGCCATCTCCGCCCGAGGGCTGGACATGCTGCTCGGCAAGCGCGGCAACCCGATCCTGACGTCGATCACCGGCATTGCGCTGATGGCCGCAAGCTTCCTGCTGATGCTCTCGGCGCCGGGCTCGACACCCGTCCTCGTCGCCTTCATCCTGATGTACGGCTTCGGCACCGGCGTCTTGACGGTCGCCCGCGCGCTGCTGCCGCTCACCTTTTTCTCAGCGAAGGAATACGGCCTGCAGTCGGCGCGTCTTTCGACACCGCAGAACCTTGCGAACGCCGTCGCACCCGTGGTCTTCACCGCGACGCTCGATCGCGGCGGCACGGGGCTGACGATCGGCATCTGCCTCGTGCTCGCCGCCATCGCCCTCATCCTGATCTTCCGCCTCGCCGCCATGGTCAGGCAGGCTGAGCCGGTTCCGTCACTGCCCTGAAGCGCATTTCGGCCACATACATCTTCGTCTTCGCCTCGCGCCGCGAGCGCGTCAGCCTGTGCTGCAGCGTCACGAGATGATGCCCGGCAACTGATAGCCCGGCACCATCGAGCAGACCCGCAACGATCCCCGCGATGTCACCCGCCACCCTGCGCCCGCCATCCTCGACGCAGATCTCCAGCGAAAACAGGTGCTCCTCGCCGGCCTCGCCTGAAATCACCGTCCCGCTTGTCATCTCGCCGATGACGATGCACGGCATCTTCCTGCCCGTGATGAAACGGTCGCGCACCCCGTCCGCGCCGATGAGCGCCGAAAGCCGGGCATCGCCGGAAAGCCGCGCATGGACAGCCGCCAGCAGCTCATTTGCGGCGCTCATCCGCAGCCTCCTTTCGCCGCTCCTGCGACACCCTCACAAGAAAGGCCGCGAGATCACCAAGCGTCACCGCCATAACCGCCGTCATCGCCCCTCCTCCTCGCAGAGACAGACGAGATAGCGCCCGCCCTCATCCGGATCGCGCAGGCTGCGGATCACGAACACCCGCTCCCCCTTGCGCAGCCGCATGCCGCTCCTGATGTCAGCGCGAAACCGCAGCCATACCCGGTGCGTCAGTGTCACCAGATCGGACCCCGCCCGCTCCTCGCCGGTCTCGCCGAGCGGCTCGATCTGCGCCCAGAGCGAAGCCACCGCTTCGAACGTGACATCCGCCCCGCCCTGCCCGTCCGCCAGCTCGACCGGCCGCTCCAGCACCAGCCGCGCGCTCATCGCGCCGGGATCGAGAACCACCGCCCGCATCAGAGCCGCCTCATCAGAAACGGCGCAATCAGCCGGTCATAGCCATCAGGAATATCCGCCGGCTGATCGGCCGCCGGAACAGCGCCGCGAAAGGCAAACATCTGCGCCACATGCATCAGCATCCCCCGCTTCAGCACATCCGGCACCGCGGCCCCGCTCTCGCCGAACCCGGCCGAAAAATCGATCTCGATCCCGTTGATAGCGCGCGGCACACCCTCGCCGCGCTTCAACAGCAACCGCGCCGGCCGAGCCCGGCAGTCGAGCACATGCCCTTCCAGCGGCCAGGAAACCTCCTCGCCACCGGCATCGTAAAGCGTCACGCTTTCAATCGCTTGCACCGGCCCCCTGGCAATCTGAATCACCCCATCTTCAGGCAGTGAATCAAGATAGAGCCGCCAGGTCTGGCTGATCAGACAAAGCCCGCTCACCCGCTCCAGATGCTCCCGCGCCACGGAGATCAGCGAGCCGAGCAAAACATCCTCGTCCGCCCCATCCAACCGCAAATGCGCCTTCACCTCCCCAAGCGCCAGCACCTCCGCCGACGGCGGAGTGATCAATGCATAGGTCATCGGACATTCCTTTTTGAGATGTAACTGTTGTGGAGAGCGTTCCGCCAAACGCGACCCTCATCCCTGTGCCCGTCACAGGGATCCAGCGCACCCAAGTCCTTGGGTGCGGAAGACTCTCTTAAATGGGTCATCCACCGCGCAGACGCGCGGTGGCCTCGATTCCTGTGACATCCCGTGGGCGCAGCCCTAAGGGCACAGGAATGAGGGCGGTGGATGGGGTGGCCAACACAAATTGGCATCCTCACCCTGAGCCCCCTCATCCGACCCTTCGGGCCGCCTTCTCCCCGCTGGGGAGAAGGGAAATGCGGAGCGCACCGCGAGTCCCCTTCTCCCCGGCGGGGAGAAGGTGCCGGCAGGCGGATGAGGGGGCCACACCCACAGCGCCCAACCAACTATTCGCTATTCGCTATTCGCTACTCACTATTCGCTACCAACTACTAACTCACCCCAAACTTCACCAGCTTGATCGCCTCGAAATTCTGCACCCCGCCGCCGACCGCTGCTGTGTGTATTGCACACATTGCGTTAAGGCGGGCGCGATATGCTGAAACGAACGGAGAAAGCGATGCCGATCAAAGCATATTCCTACATTCGAATTTCATCGAAAGAGCAGCGAAAGGGACGAGGCGAACAGCGACAGCTAGAAGCGGCCCAAGAATACGCTGCCAAGCACGGACTGGAACTCGATGACAGTCACCGCGACCTTGGCAAGTCAGGCTTTCATGGCGATCACATCAAGACCGGCGCACTAGGTGGCTTCCTCGAACTCGTCGCAGAAGGCAAAGTCGCAGTAGGCTCCTACTTGCTGGTCGAGAACTTGGACCGACTTTCTCGACAAGCACCAATCGACGCACAAGCGCAGTTCATTGCCATCCTGCAAGCGGGTATCAAGATCGTCACGCTGATGGACGGTCAAGTTTACGAGCGTGGCCGCGACTTCACGCAAATGATTATCTCGCTGACCATCATGAGCCGTGGTCACGAAGAAAGTGCGCGAAAGTCTTACAACAGCAAGAAAAACGCGGATGCGCTGCGCAGGGACATGCTTGCTGGCCTTCCTCGCTTTCAACCTGCATGCGTTGGCTGGATCGATCAAGAGCGCATTCCTGGCAGTAAGGATTGCCTGTTCAGGCTGAATGATCACGCGAAGACCGTACATCGTATTTTCGAACTTGCTGACCAAGGCGTCGGCCCGTTGCGAATTGCCCGCATCCTCAACGATGCGAACACACCGCCGTTGAAGGCTATCGGCACAAAGTGGTGGGAAACGACTGTTGTACGCATTCTCAAGAACGAGACGGCTATCGGCACGCTACAGGTCAACGACACCGTGAATGGCAAATTGGTCCCGATTGGAGAGCCAATCAAAAACTACTATCCCGCTGCTGTCAGCGAGGAACTGTTCTGGCGGGTGCAACGAAATAAGCCGAAAGCGGCAACTCGTGGCCGTAAAGGAACGAAGTTTGCGAACCTGTTCCCGACAATTACCCATTGCGTGCATTGTGGTGGCGGTCTTGGATTGGTCAGATCAACCAAGCACGACTATCAATATTACCGCTGCAAACGCCGTTATGAAGATGCCAATTGCCCCGGCCCTTCTGCTCTGTACCCATACAATGCGCTTGAAGCCGCCGTACTCGACCATGTAACCGATTTCCACCTCGACAGTGATCTGTCTCGGAGAAGTGGCACAACGCCGCGTGACGAACTTGTGCAGTCTATTGCGAAGCTCGAAACCGAACTAGCCGACCTGACGAGCCGTCGCCGCAATATCCTAAGTATGGCGGAAGTGGTGGAGACAGACGAAGACAGAGCGGACCTGCAAACAACGCTTCGCGAGTTGCGACCTAAAACTGACCGCGTTCGAGCTGAGTTAAATGAGCGGCAAGCCGAACTTGCGGAGATCGATGACAAGCGCAGCAAAATGACTGACGTGTCCGACATGATCGCTGCCGAACGAGCCCTATGGAAGACCGGGACGGATGAGGAAATCTTCATCAGCCGAAGCAAGGTTGCTCGTGCACTGGCCAACTTCATCACGCTTGTTACGGTGGATTTCGACAATCAGGCTGCGATTATTGAAGTCGCAGGCGGCGCAAAAGGCTATGTTTTCGACCGTGATGGCAGCTTGATTGATCTTCTCGACATGACGGATATGCCTTTCGAGGCATTCGAGGGCAACTTGAAGGTCGATGGGAAATCGCAGGCAACGATTGCACAGGCGAAGTCGTCCTACGAGTTGATCAAAGCTGCCAATCGTTAGATCAGCAGCCCGACCGCCCACATCGCATCAACCTGTTCCGGCGTAAGGCCGAGCACAGTAGCAATGCGTACGAGCGTCGGAGAAAGTCGTTCAAACTCGGTGGCATATTCCCACTCCGTCTGTGTCTCTTCCTTCTCAAGTCCATCCGGCATTGCCGCGATTGCTGCATCGATCGATGCAATCGAAATTGAATTGCGGATCAGTGCCAAGCGCAGAGCGCGTGCGGACAACGGCGGCATGTCTGCGCGCAACTGATCCTGTGTCGGTGCTACGTACGCCGCGATTGGCTGACCCTCGCGCATGATGCGGATCATCAAATCGATATGCAGTTGTTCAACGTCTTGGGGATCGACAGTCGTAGGTATCCAGCCCCATTTCGGATGCTCAATCTCACAATTGATGCGCAAGCCGTCTGCATCCGCATATTCGAGATTGCGATACGCGACAGTCTGCGGATCAAAGAAGTTCGTATTGCCGATAATTGTCGATGGTTCGTCTGAAATGATTTCCATTATGATACCCTTAGCCAAATTGCGTAATAGCGACGACCGGGACCGATATGGCCCATGCAGCGCCAAGTGCCTGCAAGCGAATTACCGCTTTCGTAGTTATCGCCAGACTGAGTGCCGCCCGTGGTCAAACTCGCTCCGTTGACCACCGATCCGAACGGCCATGTCGCTGTCGATGAAGTTAGAATGCCGAACATGTAGGTGCCGATGGTGCCAGCGCCGAGCAGCGATGTACCGGTACTCGCGATGTTATCGAGGTCGAGTAGGTGACTGTGACCCGTTGCCGTGACCGAGTTGCCCGATGCACTATTCAGAACAAGTGGAGTTCCGAGCGTGATCGATCTACTTGCGGTAAAATCTCCACCGCCAGTGAGGCCATTACCGGCGATAATGCCACGCGCATTGGGAACCGGAGTGTAACCGATATACGCGAACATATCCGCTTGGGTCAGCACCAAGTCATGAGTGTGTGACGTTGGCGAAACGAGGTTTGTCGAAGATGAAGTGATCGAGGAAGGTGTACCGAGTGTGATCGTTCGGTTTGCAGTGAGATCACCACCACCGGTTATACCGTTGCCAGCGGTGACAGAACGGCTTGTCTGTACGAGACCAGTAAGATCAATGCCGCTGATCTTGGCAGCGTTGACGTTCGTAATACCTGCGCCGTTGCCAGTGAGCGTTGTCGCGTTGACCGTTCCAGCCGTTACAGTGCCGGGGAAAGCTGCATCTGCCGAAATGCCATCTACGCGGAAGTTCGATCCGTCATAGTAGACACGCGTTGACTGACCAGCGAGAATATCACCGGCAGCAAGCGCGGTTCCGTCGTCACGCAACAGCGACTTCGCGCCGAGCGCATTGATATTCAGCGTGCAAGCGCCAGTATTCGTCGCATGCGGGAAGAACGAGATGTACTTACCTTTGACGTAGCTCGGAGCGGCTTGCGCGAAAGTCACCACATATGCGGATGCCGTACCGGTCGAGGTGTAAATCGCATTTGCTTCTTCCCAGCCGCGCTTGATAGCGCCCGACATGCTGCGGATTTTCGCTGCTAGTTTGTTCGGAGAGTTACCATCGGCAAATCCAAGTGGCGAAATGGCAGTGTTTGCCTCGTCCACTGGATTCCATGTGCTTGCAGAAATATCTGCCATATCGTCACCACCTTGTTCTTATTGTTTTTGGTGTGGCTTCCCGGTCGTTGCCGGGGTCCATTATTTAATCGTTTTTGCTGTTTTGGCCCTCGTATCCGATGGCATTGAAGTAGTCGTTGATCGCCGTGCGCAACGATGCATCGTTGGTTGTCTGCGCGATTGTACGAAGCTTGCTAACGTGTGCTGGCAGACCACCTTTTTGCATCTGTGCTTTTGGAATATCCGCGAGCCAGTTGACGGTTTCTGGGCTTGTCAGAAGCTTGGATTGGTAGCCACGATAAGCAGCATTCGCGACTTTACCGCCGACTGCGATTGCAAAGCCTTTCGGTCCAGCCAGTGCAGCACCAAGCAGCGTGTTACGGTCAAACGGGTTCATCTCTTGCAAAACGCTTGAATGGTTCTGCGTATTCGAGTGGTTCGCGTACTTACCGTAATCCTTCAGCGTTTTGCTGACACGAACGAGACGTTCAACACCGTCACGATATTCGGAGCCGCTAGCGCCGAATAAAGTGTCCTTTGCTTCCGGTGCCATCTTCTCGTAGCCCTTCAAAAGAGCAGTGCCTGAGAAGTCGCCGTTTGCATCTGTACCCATGCGACGCAACACGGTCTTGCCAAGCTGATCCCAATGCTGCTGACCATTCTCGTGAACGATCTGGCCTTTGAGATTGTTCAAGCGCTGACCGCCATCCTTTGCACGCGTCATGACGAAATTGTACGCGGTGTCTGCATCCTTATTCAGCAACAGCGATGCGTCGGAGCCCTTACCGAAACCTGTCTCCGGGTCTTTGTACGTCTTGTAGTACTCATTGGCAGTCTTCCACGCTTGCATTGCTTCGGGGCTGCTAGCGTTAGCCGTTGCAGCCATGTCGTCGCTCAGTGCGCTTCTGAGTGTCTGCAAATGCCCTTTTAGAACCGGATCAATGTTCGGATTTGCAAGCGTTTCACCTAGCGAAGTACGTGCCTGCTTCAGCGTGCTAAAGTTGGTGCCGTTGTCGATGTCTTTGACGATTGCCTCCGCGTGCTTAATCGCCTTGTTGACTTGAGGGCCTTCTGTCAGCTTCGCGCTGTTCGAAAGGTTCTCACGTCGCTCATGCAAATCAGCCAATGCTTTGCGGCTTGCATCGCCGCGTGCTGGCGTGTCAGCGGTGAGCTTACCAACTTCGTCATAGAGGCTGCTGGACTTTGCCTTGTGTGCGTCTCGCACCGCGTTAGCCTGATCTACGAGTGCCTGACCAAGCTCGGATTTCGAATTTGCAGCACCATCAGTGAGACGGTCAAATTCGCCACCCTGCTTGGTGAAGGCATCATCGATGCGAGATTGGATGACCTTGCCGCTGCTTGTCGGCAGCAAAGCGTTTTCCTTCAACGCTGCTCGCTCCGAACCAGACACCATGCCCGCTGTCGGCTCTGCGCCTAGATCGCGCAAATCCTGCACCCGCTGACGAACCAATGCCGGATCATCTGCCTTACCCACAACAGCACGTCCGAAACGACCTGGACCTGCTGCGGCTGCTTCAAGAGCCTGCCCGCTCAACTTAGGAAACTGCGTCTGACCGAACCCGAATGTGCCAGCGAATTCAAGCGAGCGGCCTAGACCTTCTTCGCTAAGCGGGTCAACCTTGCCTTCCATCGCCTCACCCGGCAGCATGATCGCACGCTTAACAGCGCCCATGATACCGGCATCGCTGTCGAAGTGCCTACTACCATCGGCAAACGTCGAGAACGGTAGGATCGAGCCTTCATAGGTTTTCTTCAACGGCTCAGGTGTTGGAGGCAGCGGGTTTTCTTCCTGCACAGGAACACCCATCGGAGCCAGCACAGGCTTTTCAACCGGCTTTGCTTCTGCCGGCTTTTCTTCCGACTTCGCTGATTCCGCTGGAACGTCCCATTCCATGT